GTCTTCATGCCTTGGCTCCTTCCCCTCAAGGTGAATCCACCCGTCATCGTCAGGAATGCCGCCGCCGGCCATTTCGTCCTCGTCCTCGTCAGAGTCAAACGGCGAGACGTCCGCAGGCGGCTGCGTCTTGGGCTTCGGCTTGGATCGCTGGCGTCCCATGCCGATAGGTTGGCAGGGTTGTCAAGCGTTACGCCGTGCGTTGGCGATTGCCCTCTTCACCAGCAGCCTGCCCGCCACGTCGAGAAACGGCAGCCCGCGAGCGGCGGCTTCCTCACGCATGACGGCGATCACCTCTTCGATCCGCTCGGGCTTGCTGCACTCGTCGCAGCCCCAGGCGTCCATCTGCTGCTGCTTGGCGCGGCACTGGCACGTTGGCGTTGGCGAGATGCCGAAGCGTTTCAGCAGCTTGGATAGCTCGGTGCCGGGGCCGTTGGTGGGTGGGGCTAAAGACGAATCTCCGACGGGATAGCCGTCGCACTGCCGTCTACAAGCGCAGCTCTCGCATTCAACCAGCACACCGCAAGCGCTGCACTTGCATTGCCCAACGCCATGAATAAAAAAGCTGCAATCCATAACTAAGCTTTCGTCACGGAAATGTCGCAGACATACGCAATCCCTCCACGACCACCGACTTCTTCGAAATAGTTCGTGTAGTTTTTACGCACTCTCGCAAACATAACTTGATTAAAACGCGGCGGAGATTGCCTTGTGCCTGTCCAATTGCTGAGGCTTGTGGCCTGACCAGAGCAAGTGCCGGAGATGCTTGTCCCGATCATTGCAAAAAACCATGAAGCGGACAAAACCTCATTTGATGACGTTCGAGAATTTGAAAAAAAGAATGCGCCGCGCGATCCCGGCATCCCGCTAAGTGACAAATCATCCATCAACGCAAGCTGATAATCCGATTGCGAATATGGATACCCGACCCAGTTATAAAACGTACCGCACAGCCAGTGCAGCTTTATATCGTCATTGGCTGAGACGTATTGATATAGAGCGCCAGATGGTTGTTCGTATAGCTCTGACGTGCCAGTAAAACGCAAGACATATTCTTGAGACAACAGTGTCGGTATGTTTCCGATCCATGATTTAGACCATTCGGGAAGTCTAGAGTCGTATGGGTCGGTAACTTCAGTGCCTCGTATCTGACGATAGTCGTATCCATAAATAAATGCACCGTTGTCAAACGCTGTCCCAATCGTGATCTTGACTTTCACAGACTCAGGCGCTGCGCACGTTGAGGAACAAAGCAGAGTGCACGGGTTCGGCGTACACACCGTCCCCACCCCCTTGAACACCTGCCCCGCCCCTTGGCACTGACACGCTGGCTTGACGCTGCACGTCGTGCCTTCGCAGCACGCGCCCTCTTTGCAGGTTTGATTGCACTCGGCTTCCGTCTTGTAGGACGTGCGACCTGTGGTTGAGAAGCCGGGCGGCAGTGCTGTGCTTTGGTAACAGGGCATACAAAGCCTAAAATTGAAAAGTGACGGATTGCAATTTCCAATCCGAGTAATTGCCGCGACACGCAAAAGGAGCCACATAAGGCGAAGATACAGACGAGGCAGTTGTTTGTAGGATTTGTGATTGAACAACAGAAACAGAATCAGACGAGGTTCCTAGTGTGTTAAACCCCATTCGCAACGCCAGTTTGCTTTTTACGGCATATTCAAAAAACCCGCTTCCTATGTATCCCGACTGAAGCGCGCCGGACGATTCAATATACATTCGCACGCTATCCTGCACGTTTGGATTTGGTGTCCCTAATTTCCACGATACGGTGCCGTTTGGAAGAACATGGCTACATGTGACTTCTGTGCTCGCAATCGAATTTGCACCAGCGAAACCATTGTTAGTGTAAACCGCATAGCTGTACCCAGCATCAACTTGAATAATCTGTCCCCTTGACAGAACAATAGTTGACGGGAAGGTGTTGCCTTCATATACGTCTTTTGCAGTCCACGTTGAAAGTGGGTTGACTCTCTTCAATCCGTTGTTGTCTGTGATCCAGTCATTGAAACCTTCGTCTACAACAACGCGAGTCGTTCCTGATATTGAGCATCCATGACCGTAGGCCTGCGGTCTATTTCCAGACAACTGAAGCGTCAGGCTTGACGGCCAGAGCGAAGCCGGCTGCGTTGCCGAACAACATGCACTCGAAGGGCCACTAAAAGTACCGTTAGCCGCATTGCACTCGTCTTCGCACTTGCTTGAGCAAACGCCACTGACGACACACGCTCCGTACTTACTGTCGCAATACCACCCCCCGCAGCACGCGCAGTCCTCTGCAAGCTTGCCGTCCTTGAGGATGATCGCGTGGTTTTTGGTTGCTAGTGGCATTAGGTGCAGGCCGTGGTGGAGATCGTGACGCTCGACGGCGACGGCGACTTCTTGCCGATGACGTACAGCGTCTCCTTGGTGAACACTAGACCGCCGCTGCTGAGCGATACTCCCGTGATAACGTCAACTTCCGTCGGAGCAGTCGTACCAAGACGCACAAGCGCCCAGCCGTTGCCTTTCCACAGAATGAGTCCCTCGCCTTTGACGTCAGTCTTTAGCCCACCTGAGTCGCACGTAACGTACTTGTCTGTTGAGTTCGTGACAGTCGCCTTGCACTGCACAACACCACCCACCGCTACCATTCCAATCTTCCCGCTTTCAATCGGCTCAACTGCAACGCACCAGGCCGTCGTGCTCGCACTCGGCGTGCCGCCCGTCAGAACCGGCATCTCCTCGAACGACGCTGTAGCGCCACCAGACGACGATGTAGGCGTGATCTCAACGCCAGTGATCGCCAGCACGCCCCAGCGTGAAACGGTCACAGACGGCTTGCAGTACACCCACGTATACGGCTTGAGCACAGTCGAGCCGGGAACACCTGACGTGCCGGCGTGAGCACCAAGAACAAGGTCAGCAGCGTCTTGTGCTCGATTCCACGCACGGGCAGATATTGCCCCGCGTAGCGGCTGGCCCGGCTCTAGGCGACCGTCTGGGCGAGGCATTAGGTGGTTCCTATGCCAAGCAGCGAGAAGTCCGAATCCTTGTAGACCTTAGACACGTAGACAGCCTTGGGCTGCTTTAGCAGCGTGTTGCTGGTTACAGAGTCCTCATACCGAACCCACAGATATTCGTGACCCTTCTTTTCAATGCCGCTAATACTTCCAATGGTCTGGCCGGTCACGTTCTTTGACGCCACAAATCGAAACGAGAGCGACCACGGGCCTTTACCCTTTTGGTCGTCCCATTCCTGCGAGCCGCTGCATCCCATGAACAACACCTCGCCAGCGTCAAAGCCTCGAAACGATGCGTTGTTCGTCGTGCCAGTGACTCCTGACACGCCACGAATCCACGCACTTGTGACGTAGGTGTTTGGGACGTCATACGTTTCTTGCCACTGAAGCTGCGGAACAACGATGTCAACGCCGTTAACGCCGTTTCCGTCAACGCCTATTGCTCCGCTCATGTTTGTCGCGCTGGACGGGAACCGTTTCTCGAAGTCCAACGTGCCACCAGAGCCTACAGAGCAAGCTTGCGTGATGTGCTGCGTCCCGCCCGTTGTGTCAAACGACCGAGCACGCTTCAGCGGGTCCGTGCCGTCCTCGGCACCGTTCTTCTCGTACTGGATCGTGACTTGCCAAGCGTTGTCACCGAGGTAGCTGACGCTGTACTGCTCGGCACGCAGCTGCATGCCCTCAACGCCTGGATATTGCCAATACTGCCCGTAAGTCGTGATCTGTGTGTTGATTTCGGCGTGCAGCACAACGTCGTCAGACGTGCCGAACACCTTGTACGACTTCACATACGAAGACGCAGCTTTCTTGCCCTTGCGGACAATCGTGGCCTGCCTTGAGTCACCGTCTTCTACCCAAACGAGATCTGCCATTACGCTGCCACCACCCCTTCATCACCGATTTGCTCGGTATTCTTCTGGATGCCTTCCAGTGCCTTCAGCTGACGCTCGGCAATCGTGGAACCGAAACCCATGCCGCCGAGGTTCACGCTTGAGAACGTGCCTTGCGTCTCCACTTGCTTGGCGGCTTCCGCTGCCGCCTTCAGAAGTGCGTCTTGGTCTGGCGGCTTGATGCTTCCCGGCGATGCTTCGATGACGCCAGATGTGGCAGTAGGCGTCACTTTCTCGGCGGCTTTGTCTACGGCTTCGCTGTACTTCTTCTGTTGTGCCTCACTCAGCATGCCCGTGTCACGCAGGGCAAAGAACTCATCCGCCAACGTGCGAAGTTCGTCCATCGTCTTGGCTTGACCAACGCTGTTGATGACGTCTTCGCCTTGGCTGGATAGCGTGCGGCGAAGGCTTGCCTTGCTGGTGAGTTGCCCTAGCTTTTCCGTTGACGCGGCAGCAGATGTACGAAGGTTGTCGCCAAACGCTTTTGCACCGGCAGTGCGTTCGTTAATGACGCGACTGTTTTCCGTTTCCATTGCCGACACGCTGCGGTCAGTGTTGGCTTGAATCGCATCGTTTCGCTTCTTCATCTCATCGTTGCTTAACGTCACATTCCACCAGTTGGCGGTCTGTGCAATCTGGCTCCACATGTGCTCCCACGCCACCGCAATGCCAGTGCCAAGGTCTGTGAAGCCGTTTTGGAACTGCGTTGACCAGTTGACGAACGCAGACTGAAGATCTGCGGTGCCGGTTTGCCACGCCGCCATCAATCCCGTCATGGCGATTTCCATCGCACCGCCGAGATCACCGCCTGTGATCGCGTCATAGATGCCCGTCATCGTCGTGGACGCAATTGACTGCACTTCGCCAAACGTGGACGTAAACGACGCGCTGAGTTCCGGCGTCGTGATGACCAGGGCAGCGATACCCGCCGCCACTAACCCCAGCGGACTCAACAAAGCACCGAGGATGCCGCCAGCAACCGCAATCGCAGTGCCGAGAGCATAGAACGCCAGACCGCAGCCAATGACCGCTACGGTGCCTTTGGCGATGTCCACGACCATCTGCTGGTTCTCTTTGACGAAGCCCGTGACTCCGTTCGCCAAATCTTGAATAAACCCAAGAGCCGTTTGCAGGCTGGGCGCTAAAGCAGCGCCAATCTCAATGGCAGTGTCGTTGATGGCAGACTTCGCCAGCCGGAAAGAGCCGCCAAGTCCAGCGTCCATCGCCTTGGCAGTCTTTGCAGCAACGCCGTCAACGCTCTTGAGCCGGTCAGCAAGCTCTACAACGCCGCCTGCCGTCTGCGACAACACGTTGGCACTGGTGATACCCAACAACCCGAATGCCTTTGCCATCTTGGCTGTGCGTTCAGCAACAGGCATGTCCTTTGTGGCTGTGTTGATTTCATCAAGGATCTGCACCAGCGGCTTCATGTTGCCGGCTGCGTCTTGATTGCTGACGCCAAACAAGTCGTGCAGCTTCTCGCCAGCACCGGCAGAGATAACCGACAGACGTCGCAGAGCCGTGCCTGCCTCGCTGCCTTGAATGCCGACGTTGCCGAGCACGCCAAGGATCGCCGTCGTGTCCTCAAGAGACACGCCAAGCGACTTAGCCACCGGGCCTGCGTACTTCAGAGACTCACCAAGCCCCTCAACGCTGGTGAACGTAGCGTTAGCCGTCTCGGTGAGAACGTCAGCAGCCTTGGCGGCATCCGTAGCACCAAGGCCAAACTGCCGCAGAGTTGCCGCCATGATGCCGGCTGACTTCGTTGCGTCTGTACCCGTCGCCC